GCACACCAGGCGATCCAATCTTGTTGCGTGTTGTTACGCCTGCAACATGAGTAAGGGCTCGTGTGCAGATTGGCTGGACTGGTTTCGTGCCCAGCATTTTTGGGAACCGCATCTTGAGGATGCAATCAAGCTATGGATTAGTCAGTGACTTGTCCCAGCCAGCACTTTCCGCGTACATGTAGGCCATGTACTCGTCCTCGCAGTAACGGCAGATTCCGCCCTTACACATGCGGTAAAAAATGTGGCCTAGCTCGTTCTCTAGTTGTTCGATGGTGAAGCCTTGGCCGAGGTCGTTAATTTGTACAACTTTGGATTCCATTATCTGCGCCTATCGCCGCCGTCCCAGTTGTCCTTGGCTTCTAGCTTGGTGACTCGCTGCTCGACGCCATTTAGGCGGCCAAAGGTTTCTTTGCGTTCTTCGCGAATGTCGTTATGTAACACTTCGAGTTGAGTGGCGATGTGCTCCACGGCTGAAGTGAGCCGGATTACGGCATCGCGTGCTTCGTCATTTCTACGCGAAAATCCCGCAGCGCCCATTGCTGCTACGGAGATACTGGCGCCAGCTACTGCGGCGATGATTTCGATCATGACAGCAGTGCTACACCTACATTGTAACTACCGGCCCTGACCGCGCAGTGGTTTACGGCCACGGCGACGCGGGCGGCTATGTTGACCGTAGCCGATGGACGTGGTTTTAGGTGGACCTGGCTTGTGTTCAACACGGCCAGTGCCAACCTTTGATTTAACGGCCATCAGGCTCCAGTTGCAATGCCTGCTGCGATGTTAGCAGTCACTTTGAAATCAGGATCAACAGTTCCATCCGACACCAAAGCGATGGTGACATTGATACGACCCATAGTTAGATGCTCTTCTTCTGGCGTGTCACTGTAACGCCACTGCATTGCATAAGGTGCGATGTTACCGCTAAACGTGTGACCTTTCCAGATAATTGGAGGGAGATCGAAGCTCAGGTAGCTGCCGCCTTGACCCTGGTAATGGTTGCGGATAAGCGTTGCCTGTGCATCGGTAATCGCGTTGTAACCCAACGTCAGTTGATAGTTCTGTGGCGTTGTGCTGTGCCGAAACCGCACGATGCCGGCACTCAGGCTCGGTTCCTCTGTCAACGGAAATACACCAAAGTCATACGACCTCGTGTTGGGTTCCAGTGCGGGGAACGTTGCCATTAGTTCTGCAGCGTAATGGTGCTAGCGGCAACAGAGAATGTGCCACCGGAGGTGCTCACATCAGAGCCAAAATCGTTATAGGCCACCAGTTCATCGGCGCTGCTGGCACCCCCACGGGATTTGTAGTACACGCACCCGCGTGCAGTAATGGTGCTACTGGGCCAACTAACGGCACCAAGTTGAATGGTTACGTTGTCGCTGGCTACGACTTTGGTGACAGTGACGACACAAGTGATGCCCCCCGCTGTGTAGCCGGTGCCGACAACCTCGTTGGTAACGTCGTCGCGTCTATCGTCAGTGTCTTTATTTGGAACGTAACTGGAAGTCACCAGCATCGCCTTAAACGTATCCGTGTCAAAGTCGATGTTGTTACGAGCCAGGTCGTCAATACAGGAGTTGTAAATCAGAGATGCCATAGCCAGTGACCTGTGTTAGTAGAAGTTTAAGCGCAGACCAGCTCTATAGCTGCGTCCTCACCACAAGGTTGACGCTTGTCACGGCGACATGCTGGAACCGCCAGTAAGACCAAGCGACTGCTCGCCAGCCTCCGGTGTTTGCAGGTGTAGACAGGGTTTGCCAGTTAATGCCGTCTTTGCTCACAATGTCGCTGCCGTTGGGGCCTACAGCGGTTAATAGCCCAGCTTCACGGGCCCACACAAGACTTGCCCAGGCAGACGCCGGCACAGTCCTATCGGTCCAGGTGGTTCCATCAGGGCTAGTCACGCAACGTGCAGTGGCACCCGAGTCGGCTACAGCAACAAACAATCCTAGGTCTTCGGCCCACACAACACTCGTCCATCCCGCCGCCGAAGAAAGAGTTACTGCAGTCCAAGTAATTCCATCGGAGCTAGTAACGCCTTGTCCATCCGTATATGTTAAGGCAAGAAAAATACCGAGAGTATCTGACCAGCAAATGCACCTAAATTGTGGGTTTATGAGTGTTGGAAGTGTTCGACTGGTCCAGGTAATACCGTCGGGACTGGTCATCATTGACCCTGATCCTGTAGACGCTGGCGCAGCGAATAGACTTAAGGTAGGCGACCACGCCACGGATAGATAGTTTTCCGCGCTTATGGTTGTGCCTGCTGTCCATGCTGTTGCATTGTCGCTATACATTACAGAACCCGCATCGCCAACTGCTACGAGACGGCCTAAAGAGGGTGAATATGCCTGGGCTCTGTAGATACTCGTGGAAGAAACAGCATGAGCGCGAGCTGTCCAGGTTATTCCATCTGGGCTAGTTATTACGCGGTTTGTGCCAGTAGATGCGACAGCTACATACAAAAATGCGGCTGGATGCCAGATAACACTGTTCCATGTTTCAACGGTGGCAAAACGGCTTGACCACGCTTGACGGCTCCAAAACAATGCAGCAGACGATAAACCACCGGACAAACCTGCCGGACCGGCAGGACCAGCGGGCCCAGTAGGCCCTTGTAAACCTTGAGCAATGATGCGACCGCCCGCAGTCACCTCTAGGGGAACTTGCGTATTTGTGCTGGTTAAACCGGTTAAAAGAGGCACGGTTTTTTACCTGTGTTTGTTGGATTCTAAAGGAGAGTAGTAGCCCTAGATGTAGAAACCGCGGCAAATCTAAATTGTTCCGGTGACCATGCGATGCCGCGTAAATTACTTGGTACATTTTGACTGCTCAATGTATTTACATCAATCTTGCCATAATTTATACCATCTGTAGATGCGAGCAGTCCTGTGTTGCTGCTGCTAACAAGTATTACTCCGATTTCGGGAGAATACACTATTCCGCCTTCGTATGAATTGGCAGGCACAGATCTATTAGTCCATGTAGTACCATCCGGGCTAGTGGCTAAATAGGGACTTGTCTGGCTGACCGCAACTAAAAGATTGTATGCGTTGGCCCACACAACATTTTTCCATTGAGAGTTTGTAATTGCCGTTTTTGTCCATGTTATACCGTCTGAGCTTGTTGCAACTAATGCGCCAATAAAAGGCACTGCAACAAATTTATTTATGCCACTTGCCCATGTCAGATTGGTATAGTAAACAGTGCCGGAAGTAGGCATATTTACTACTGTCCACGTAATACCGTCTGAGCTGTAGGCTGCTTGTCCTGTGCCTGTACCCGCGTATATGACAGCAGCAAAGCGACTTAAACTAGGAGACCACGTAAGACCCTTCCAATCGGCTGCCGCAATAGTTGCACTATTCCAGTTGATGCCATCATCGGTGTAAGAAATGCCGTTATCGCGTCCAACCACGGCACGATTAAGTGTCGGAGAGTATGCAATAGCGCCGGACGAACCACTGAAGCTTAGTCTGTTTGTATAAGTAATTCCGTCCGCACTACTGGCCACCCTATTAGTATTGCTTCCGTTATAGCCGCTTGCTATGTATAAATTAAAGCCGCTGCACCAAGCTATCGAATCAAATTGAGTAGGCAGCGATGTCGTGAATGTCCATCGTTGCGAGGCAAACCAGAAACCGGCACCTTGAGTTGCGCCTACGCCAGAAGGACCGGCAGGTCCAGGTGGTCCTGCGGCACCCGTGTCTCCAGTAACTCCTTCTACGACTAGGCGCCCATTGCCGTCAATTTCGACAGGAACCTCAACGGCGCCACTGGTTAAGCCGGTTAATACGCTCATGGTGTGAAGTCAAGTTGGCCGTTAGATCCAGACTGCACCACCGGGATGATAGCCCCGACTGAGGTGCTAAACCCGGTGGCTAAATAGCTTGCTGAGTCGTACTCAACCGCGACTGTAAGGGCCGCACCATCAATGATATTTGACCCTTCGCCCGCTGTCAGTGTGGTGTAAACAGTAAAGTCGCTGCCGTTGACGGTTGCACCTTCTGGAGGCACTGTTACCAGTTCAACGCTGACCGTATATCGCTGCAGACCAATGTCCTCAATCTGAGGCGTGTCGGCATAGATCCAGCTGTACCCAGTGGGGGTAAAACTGGCTGGTGAAGCCATCCCACTAAGCAGGCTGGTGGGGATGTCAAAGGACAGGAAGCGGCCTTGCTGGCCGTTGTAGTGAGCGCGGATACTAAGCATCTGGGTCTCGGTCAGCGCCACGAACGTCAAACGCAGGCGTTGCTCCAGGATGACGTTGCTCGTGCGAACTCGGGTTTGAACTCCGTTCAGTGTGCGAATCTCCGAATGGGGATGCCGCCCCGGAGAAAAACTACGGCTGGATGGGGTAAGCGTGGGGAAGGTGGCCATGGTTACCAGCGCCCATCAGGACATTTTGCCTGGGGAAAACGTGCCTTCAGTTGCATTAAGCACCCACATAGTCTGCACTGCTGACGACCTGCATGGAAGTGCTCGCAAATGGCGCAGACTTTAAGACGAGTGGCGGCGTTGTTTTCCATTAGCCGTATGTAAAGCCTACAGCATCAGGCTCTGTGGTTGATGCAACCATAGTCAAGGATATAATCCGCTTACGCGAGTCCGCCGGGCCACTGGTGGAACCAGTGCCTACCATAACATGATAATCAGGTGGCGGACCATCCTTGATTTGATCGTAGGCGCAGATAGCTACATATTCAAAATAACCCTCTCCGCAAAAGCCTGTACTAAGGCCGGGGTCGGTAAAAATCTCTGTAAGTCCAACAACGTTTCTAGTATTAACAGAGGTGTATTGCGTCCATGGCTCGCACGACACGGGCGGAATGCCGAGTGAACTTGTTGTTTCAAACACCAAGGTGCTGGTAATAGTTGTAAGCCCGCTAGGCGACCAGAATCCAGATAGTTGAACTAGACCGGCCAGATTAGGCGGCAGTGGTTGGGGCAATGGCCAAGCATTTGTGACGTTCAATGGCGCACTTGTTATAGGTTCTCCATAGCCAGCAGGAACGCCTGATTGTGCAGGTGCCGTAGGATCTGGGCATCTGCCGACACCGACAACCGACTTTCCGGTTGCATCTCCACCAACAATGTAAGGCGCGGCGACACCGCTGCTTACAATGGTAATTTCACCCGTGGTGTTGTCAATCAAGCGCCATTCGATGTAAGCGTCGGGGCAGCCTGGATCATAATTAAGAGTGTCCCCGACCGCAGCTGTTCCACCAAACCCAGTGCGGCCTGTGATATTGCCTCCGCTGACAGAACCGCCGGAAGGATTGTTTACCGGAGGATCACCAAGGCCAGACCCGCTAAAGCCGCCAAAACTAGATCCGTAATTGGGGAACGATCCACTTGTAAAAGTTTCGGCGGGCACACTGGTGTCATTAAACGAATTGATGTCACATGTGATGCCGCTTAAGCCGGTCCCAACTGTCAATCCACTGCCGACAGCGGCATTGACTTCCTGGGCTACGACGCTGGCCTTGTTGGCATCAACCGGAAAATGCGTCAGATCCAGGCGCACTTCGCCCGCAAGTGACTTGCCGATTCGGTCCACTTCGTACAGGTAGTCATGCAGGCTTGATGCGCCAGTTGATGGGGTGCGCTCCAGTCGCACTCGCACAAGATCCCCGGCGGCCAGCGTTGGATTGAACGCATCCGGCTTGACGCCAAGCTGCAAGCGGTGGGTGACGTGGTTGCGCTTGGAGAGGATGTAGGCGCCAACCTTGACGGCGTGGTTTTCGGAGGAGCAGAAGCCGGAAAGGTCGTGCTGCTCAAACGGGCCATCAGGTGCGGTGCCCGTGTACCGGACCTCGGTGGTACGCATCACCGGGATGCCCAGGTCATCCTGTTGGCGCCACAGCATGACAGCGCAGAATGGTTTCCGGTCTGCCAGTGGCGTGTAGATAATGTCAAAGCTCTCGGGGATGACATGTTCCTCGGTGAAGGTGAACGCCCATGTCACTGCCGTGGTTTTGATGGTGCCGTTGGCATTGGTCGGCACCAGTGGCTTGAGAGCTTCCTTGCCGCCGATACGGGCCTGGCGCAACAGGAAATACTGGAGGGTGCTGCCGATCCAGTCACGCAGGTTGGTGGATTCGCTCACCACACCGTTAAACCAGAAGCCGTTGGTGTCAGTAAAGGTGGCCGCCGCCAACAGGCTGGTAGTGTCAATCATCGCCTCGGGCACCCGCGAGCTGTTACGCA